TCACAGTCAAGTCAACAAAGGCAGTATCTCCTTCTGGTCTATGTAGGTAATGGGTAGGCTCATCTGACTCGTTAATTACCCTAGCTACCGCTACCCCTACTATTTCCTCGCCATCCTTTGCAACCCCAACCATGCCACGCTGGTTATACCAGCTAAACCATTCCCTAAAGATAGGCCAGCGGGACTCTGGCACGCCAGATAGCTCAATGTATTCCATAGCGTTCATACGTTACTTTGTATTAGAATTGTATCTGGATTGGCTGCAACTAAAATGCCCCGAACCGACAGCTTCTTAACTGGAGTGGATACGACAAACCTCATATTACGCCACTTCTGATACGACCTTAAACTGCTCGCCACCCGCTTTACAGTCTTTGCTGATAGGGTGGCTGGAAGTGTGAATGGCAAGGTGATACCACCAGATGACCTGGTATCAACTGAAGTTGCAATAGCAATGTCTGCACCATCAGTATCCCTACGCATACTAATCGTGGCCGCAGTTGAACCAGAATTAAAGAACTCAATCTCATAGTGCGAACCAAACTTCTGTGCTGTGCGATCCTCAAACTCATACGCCTTGGTTGTCACAGCACTGGTGTAACTGCCAGTAGAAGTGTAATCAACATAATCGGAAGTTGCATCGGCTGAGTCAGCATCCTTATATCCAAAGTAATGACCAACCTTGCTAGTCGGACTACCAATGGCAAGTTTTAGAGCGTTGGTTGTGAATCCAGAAGCAAAATTAGTAATAGTCATTTTAGATGCGGGTATGCTCCATAATCCCTCAAAGGAATTAAACAAAGCGTTGTAAACCAGTATGTGGCTAGGTGTGATCGCGGTATCTAGGGGAATAGCCAGATAATAGCGATTATTGTAGAAGGCAGCGTTGCAAGACGAGATATAATTCTTATTTATTCTTGAAATTATATTCTTAACTGGCTCGCTAATTGGTGTGCCTACAATGTAGAAATCATCAGCAACTGACCTAGTAACAGACCTAATCCCATCGTTGGACAAGAAGAATACGTCTTTGTTTACAAAGTTAACGCTACGCCCAGAAGCACAACCAGTCTTATCGTTTAGCAACCTTGTCACCCAGCCAGAAGCGGTAGGGGATGTTGGATCGGCTGTAACCAGGTACATTTTGTTAGGCTTAAAAACCAGTAGTTCATAATCAAAGAATGGTTGGAGTGCAACAATGTCTTCCCCATCATCACCACCCACAATAATTGAGTTGGTTGATTTCCACACCTCTGCATCCAAGAGATCAGATGCGTATAAAGTATTCCTATTTGTTCCAGTTCCTACCGCAAAGATTCTATTGGTAAACTGCCTAACTAGGCGAAGGGCAGGCGGGACAAGGTTGGACACGCTGGCTGTTGCTGTTGCGCCAGCACCGCCCCCACCAGTAATTGTTACTGCTGGGGCAGTTGTATATCCAGATCCAGCATTTGTAACAGTAATAGCCGATACACTATTTGAAACAACTGTTGCAACTGCTGTTGCAGTTGTTCCGTAGGCCAAGCTTGGCGCGGCAATTGTTACTGTTGGCGTGGATGTATAGCCAGTACCACCACTTGTAACAATAATCGAAAGAATGCTTGTACCTTGGCGATACGCTGTTGTGCCATCTGAAAAGTGAAGGTTGCTACTGCCATCGGTAAAATACATTCGGTTGTTGAACTGAGAGAAGTCAACCTCAGCACTCTGGTTGATCACAGTCCCGCCAGTAGTAGCAAAGGTAGATGAGGCAGTAGATCGAAAGACTGTTCCGTTGGAAGCTACAAATAAAGACTCAATTGATGGCGTATCAAAGTAGTGCATCCCTTGTACTGTTGAGCCTGCCGACAAATTGGCAGACATCTGTTCTATACCCATGCGAGATTCCAAGTTTCCACTTGGGCTGATGGTCATGTTGACTAACTCGCTGGCTTGATTGTCGCCAATAAGGTTGGGTGTAATGCCAGAAACTTGCCCACCCTCGAAGCTTGCAGATGCTGCTATGGCAAGCAGATCATCTAAATTGTCACTATAATAGGGCATATTAAAATGCCTACTTAGATAATTTCCTCAATGCTGAGTTCGCCCAGGCTGGCTGGCGTGATCTGTTTCATGCCGCCTACTTGACTTAGCTCGTAACTAGCCATTGCAGAAAGGTCAGAATTTGCCGTCTGCACAACTGTTTGAGCCTTGGCATACTGACGCTCACGCTCTAAGGCATCAGCGTGGGTTAGGGCGAGGACAACGTGGCTAACGTGGGGTAAGCGAAGTTCATCGCCAATTGCGTTGGCAGAGGGAGGAAAGTCAACGACATAGTTTGTCCTAGTCAAACACTGTAGCTTCTCCACAACTAAAAGTGTGTTTGTGCTGGCAGTTTCTAAGATAGGATAAACGTCTAGTTGCGCCGTCCCGCCAGTGTTGCGACCTTTGAAGTAAAAGAATACTGGCGTGCCAGTGCTTGTATCATTAAGCAAGGAAGCGTTTTGGCTTACAATGGTTGATAGATCCATCGCTTGCAACTCTGAGTTATTGTAAGCAACCGAAAGCGGGTTCTCTACGTTGGAGCCAAGGGTAACTGTTCGGCTACCAGCAGTAACGGCGTAGGTAGATGTGGTAACAGTCTCCCGCCAGGGTGCAAAGTTCCACACCCGCCTATAGTTTAAGCTGGCTGACTTTTGCAGGAAGGTGAGTGTATCGGCATCGGTCTTGCCGATCTTCTCACCCGCAAACTGGGCGATTTCGGTTAGGGTCAAGCGGCCTCCAGGGTCGCCACTTTGGATTCCAAGAACTCCACTTTCTCAATCAGCTTTTGAATTGTTCCGTACATAGCCGCATAAATCTGGTCAGAATTAAGATCCTTACAATCTTCAATAACATCCTCGCTAACCAATCTCTTCTCTGTCTTTGTTTTGGCTACACCATTCTCATCAAGAACAGTATTACCATCAGAATCCAATTCTGGTGTGACTACATTTTCAAAGACTTGGTTGTAGGCAAATCTGTTTGTTCCAACGGCTTTAGGAAACACCGCTTCTACATCTTGTGCAATCCAGCCCAATTTGCTCCTGTCTTTAACTTGTTCTTGAGAATAAACTTCACTCTTCCAAGTGTAGCGTTTGAGTGGAACTTGCTTAACAATTTCGTAGCACCGATCATTGTCGGCGTTTGTAATGTTGGTTTTTAACCTTTGGTCAGATGCAATTGTCCAAGTGTTAGTTGACGGCTTCTTTGCGCTATCGGTGGAGAGTTCTAGTTGTGCGGTTGGAGTCATGCCAACCCCAACATTGCCACTTGAATCAATGGTCATCTCGGCAGCACCACCAGAATTTGTAAAAGTTAATGGAGAGCTTGCAGTTATTTTTCTAATAACAGAGGATGATCCATCTCCAACGAACAGTACTCCTCTAGATACAACACCTCCATATACCTCTAGTTTTTGACTTGGACTCGCAGTCCCAATCCCAACATTCCCACTCGAATCAATGCGGAGGCTTTCTGTTCCTGTGCCAGTTGTTCCAGTTAAGAATCTTAAATCACCATTATTACCACCACCGCGAAATTGTATTGTTCCCCCCCTATTAGTTGCCCCACCATAGATTTCAAGCAGTCCAGTAGCTGAGTTTGCTGTTAAAATTCCTAATGGACTAGTTTCAGTTCCAAGTACATTTATACTAGCTGAAGATGTAATAGTTCCACTCGCAGTTAAAGTTCCATTTACATCAAGTTTTGCAGTCGGACTCGCAGTCCCCACGCCAACATTCCCACTCGCATCCTTAAAAATCTGCCCACTGCCGACATTGATTGTGTTGGTGGAAGCTGTGATGGCTCCAAGGAATGTGGGGGTAGTACTATTAAACGTAGCAATAGTTCCAGTAGTGCTGTTAAGAGTAGCAATGGTTCCAGTAGTACTGTTGAGAGTAGCAATGGTTCCAGTAGTACTGTTAAGCGATAGGTTAGACGTAGGAACAGCATCGGCTACCAAGGCGTTGAGTTTAGCCGCAGTTACATCGTTGGTTACGCCGTCTGAGAATGAAGTTCCTGCTGTGAAATTTGCCATTGTATTATCTCC